GACCAGTTGGACCAGTAGGGCCAGTAGGACCGATAGGACCAGTAGGACCGATAGGACCGATAGGACCAGTAGGACCAGTAGGGCCGATAGGTCCTGTAGGACCAATAGGACCAGTGGGTCCAGTTGGACCTGCAGGGCCAGTAGGGCCAGTAGGACCCGTATCCCCAATAACTAAACCTAAATCAATTACACCTGGCATAGTACCTCCTAGTATCTTTGTAAAAGACTTAATTATTTATATATACTTTCATGCCACCATTATCAAGTGTTGGAGGCCAACTACTAGGCGGATCACCCATCCAACTAGGCCAATCAGATGCTGGAGCTGTAGAATTAATATTAGTATATGTTTTTACTAATCGATTAGAACGGCTGCTAAAGAATATATTACATGAAAAAACCGCTACATATGTTGAAGAACTACTTTCAGTAATAGTGCCGCTTGAAGGCATTTTTGTAGCATCATCATAAGCAACACCCCAATGAAGAAAAGTAGGAGAAAACTGCTCATATGTATAGCCAACCACGCGCACTCTCCATACAGGCGCTACTACACTTAAATATGATTTAAATGAACTCCAAGATATTCCATAAGGTACATAACACCATTGCACAGTGTCTCCTGTGATTAAAGTACCATTAAAAGAGGTTGAAGAATTACTTATTAAATCAAGATACGTAGAATGAACATAAAATTTAACAGCGCGCATTGGTACATAAACAGGCCTGCGCCAAATATTAGTACCATTAAAATTTATTCTATCTAAACTTTCACTGTTAAAGTAAGCATTATAGTATAGTTGAGACGTTCCATTAATAGATATTCTATCTGGGTATGCAGATAAGATTGCCATTACTTATCTCCATTGAACATGCGTAGCAATATGGCCGCACTTTACACGAGGATCGCAATAAATTTTATATCCTTCTTTACTTGCTTTATTGCTAAAATAATTATCCTCACTTAATACTGCGCCATTTGAATAAGTAACATAGCTAAACCAAGGAAATGAAATAGTTTTAAATACTTCTGTACAAATTAAAGCACAGCCATATCCACCGCCTTTTACTTCAACAATATTATCAAATTTTTCAAGCTCAAACATATGATATATTTCAATAAAATTATCATATCCAAGCTTAAAAATCTCAACAGTCTCATCTTTAGTATTTTTACGCGGATATACCCCAAGGCATATATCTACAGGAGTCTGTAGCATATTATGCAATGCATTAGACGGTAAAATTATGTCGCTATCAACCATCAATACATAGTCAAAATTATGCTCAAGAGCTTCTCTAGCTATTTCATTTCTTGCACGTGCACAATCATACCCCCGAATAAAGTCAAAACAACAAGAAACTCCTTCCGGAATTTGCAAGCCATAAATAGACTTAAATGTATCCGGAAGGATGCTATCAAATGTTGGGACAGCGATTAAAATATTAATGTTTTCTGTGGTCAAGGAAGTCATCTACGTCTGTACCTAACACTTCATCCATATACCTTTTAGTGCGATGATTGCCGCCTCTATCACGATATAAAACATACGCTTCTAATTTTTCATCTATATCAAAGTGGTCATCATAAATAGCCATGCGTAATGTAATAAGCTCAATTTGTTCAGTTCGTTTATGCTGCGCCTCCATAGCATCCATAGCTTCTTTATGATTTACTGCAACACTTTTTAGTCTACTGATAAGTATACCAATAATAGTACCGCATAATGTCGTAACTACTGAGCTAACAACTAATGATAAAATAAACTCTGGCATCAGCGCATCCGGCATAATTATGCTCCTTTAACTATATTATTAAGGGAGCTTGCGCCGATAAGAATAGCAATCATTGTACCAAGTACATTAAGGGTAAACGGAACCTGCTCTGCATATGGTAAATTCCAAGCACCAGCAAGCATAGTATAAACCCATGCAAGAGTAGGCAATAACAAAAGGCCAACCCATTTAAGAATGTCATAAACTTTGCTAGGCAATAAATATTGATCAGTAACTTCTTGCCCATCTACCCACGTTTGCATGGTAATATCACTAGCATGTTTAGGCACAGTAACATCAACTTTTACAACCTTACCATTTTTATCAGTAATGGGTTGTTCATTAATCAATGGAACAAAACTAACTTCTTTCATAAGTACCTTCCAATTCTCCTCCAACTAAAAACCTTATTCATTCGTTCTTGACTAAAAGTACTCATACTCATCATAAACTCACGCCAATCAGAAGTACCTTTATTTTGATTGCATGTTTCACAAGCAGGTACAATATTGCTGGCTTCGTCTTTACCTCCTCGACTTTTAGCTACAAGGTGGTCTGCTGTTAACTTCTTTTTACTTGTACCACAATAGGCACAACACCCATCAAAGTGTTCCAAGCATACTAGCCACTCATATTTTTCTAAATATCTACAACCACTCACGAAACTCCACCTCATGTATATAATGCTTATGCCCTGCAAAATGTTTAATTTTAGGGGCGGTACATTTCAAAGTATACTCTGTGCAATTAAAATAACTAGGCATATTCAATATGTATCCTTGACAAAGATAACTAAACACATCCTGCTCTACAAAAGAAAAGCGTTGCCGATTAAGAACGTCTATAACTTCATCTGCTTTACCATTACGTAACTTTTTCAAATTATACAATGCAACGCCTGTATTACAGTATTGAAGACCGTGTTTACACCTATCTGGCTCCATAGCAGCTGAGAAATAATAATTATCTACAGGCAATTTCCAAATATCGTCAATATTTTCAACACAAATAGTATCGCAATCAAGACTTAATACAACATCTAAGTCTTCAGGCAATATATAAATAAGCGCTGCACGTACCATAGCCATCCAAGTAAATTGGCTAGTCATATTTGGGCCCTCAGGATCGAACCATTTGTTATCAATAACCTTCCACTCAACGCGTGGGTCATCAATATAATAGCATTCCTTTGGAGCTTTATCAGTTAATAAGTAACAATGGTCAACATGACTATGCGCCAACAAAGACCTACAGCTTGCTTTCATGACATTGTGCAAGTTAGATGTTCCGCACCAAACTGCCTCACATCTCATCATCCACCGCCAATGCTACATTCGTTTGAACTGCAACACCCTTAAGGACACCAGCCTTTGCAAGAATATCTACAACCTCTAGCATGCTCGCTTCATTTAAACCAGCACGAGGGGATGCGCCAGGCAGGGCCTCTGTGGATGCCCCATCCATAAATAACCCTGCTGGCGCATCAACGGGAGAGAAGGAGTCAATATCATTAATTGTTGCCCGCTCAACATCATCAAGCATATCACGAGCAGTGCTCTCGAGTCGCTGCGTTTCTTTAAGAATGCTCACAAGCTCATTAGGCGTAACGTCACCTGGATCAAAATACTCAATTGCTTCAATGGCCTTCTGACGCATTAATTCGCCCATTTTTACATGGTCATCAACCATTTTACGACGAGCATTGCGTAAATCAGCGGTACGCTCTGCAGTTACTTCTCTAATCCAAGCCTGCAAGCGAGCACTCCATGTCCATTTATTATATGCTCGTTGCACGGTACTTACAGAAACACCTGACGCCTGGCTAACCTTGCTTACTGTAGGTCTAACTCCAGGCCATAACTCCATATAAGTTTGCCAAAGAGCAAATTCTGAGTTACTTTCATTAGGCTGCTGTTCCCAAAGAGGAATACCTTCCTCTATAGCGAATTCAAGCCAATTGTCATTATTTCGCTTAGTAGCTTGAATTTCTTGGCGCACTTCTTTAGCACAATCTGTACAGATAGTACGATTAGCATTACTGCGGCTGCACTGCACTCCGAATGTGCGGCCGCATTTCTCGCAACAATCTAATACAATAGGCGCTATAGCATTCGACTCATCCATTTATAACTACCTATTCACGCCAAATTCTTATTGCATCTTGAGGAACACCATACTGTCCTGCAAAGTCATCACCGCTACCACCAGTATCATAGGTACCAACCATTACATCATTCCAACCGCCACCAAGATTATGGGTTTGATAATGCACATTAGGATCAAATATCTTAACACAGAATATTGCAGAACCATCACCGGCACAACCATACTCAAAGTCATTAGTATCACAACCGGTAACTACAGGTAGCCAGCCGCTAGCCTCAGAACAAACCTGATATTTGCCACAGTCACCGATGGCAATATACTGCATAGGATAGCCAAATAGCCCACCAAAATCATCGCCAGAGCCAGTTAAATCTACAGAGCCTCGCATACTGCCAAGCCAAGAGCCATTGGCAAATACATTATAGTAAGGCTGATTCTCATCATACGAAGGAGGCTCAGGGGCAGGAGAGGGTTCATACCCGCCACCGCCTTGTCCATCATACGGAGGCCTAAAGAACGCAGTGCCGTAGCTGCTCCAGTTATAGTAAGTGTTGCGCTGTACAACACCCTCACCGCCACCGCTATTGCCATCGATGGTGCCAAAGTAACCAGAGCCAGCAATGTCGCTCCACTCAACTACAGCGATGTGGTCTGCCCAACTAAAGTCTTGCCGACCATCCCAGTTAAACAGCACCCAGTCACCTGGTCGTGCATCCTCATCTGCGACGCGGGTCCCCTGCCACGCGACGCCTGCTGCACTCGCACTCGCATTAAATGGCATACCTAAGTCATGCACGCCTACGTAGCTCTGAAAGCATGCACACCACGGATAGTCGTCAGGATTATAGCAGTGAAAGCCCCAATACCAAGTATTGAAGATATTATCCGTCCCGCCTATGCCTATATAACTGGCAGCTCGCTCCAAAAATTCCTGAGGTGTTGCCATAATTTACTCCTTTTTCCTAGGCGCATCGCCAATGAGACTCTTTAAATCTACTGGTACACCATTCTTATCAGTTTTTAATACCTGTTTAGTTTGTGGTGGAGTAGGAAGACCGTCTTCCGCTCTCATACCATTTAACGTTTTTCTAATTCCTAGTCCGCTGTACTCATCAATCATTGTTCGTTCCTTCCTCCGACGTGGCCAAGTTCGCTATGGCGGCTTCGAGCGCCGCGATTCTCGATTCGTTCTGCTTGCACCTCGCGCCCCAATTGTTTGCGTGGTCGATTAGCTCGGACACGCCAGGGACGAAACAGCGAACGCCCACCTCGCGCAACTCGGGGCACGTGATTGTCGCGCCATCGGGGATGTTCGGCAGGTCGATGTAGCCGTGCTCGGTGGTCGTGGTGATGAGCGGGTAGTAGAGCATCACGCCGCTTACTGCTGCCTTGAACTCCGCGCCGCTCGCGTAATCGCTGCTGCCTCCTGCTACTAAGAATCCACCAGAAATCATAATCTGATTGAGCGAGATTCTCTCCCACGGGTTAAGCGGTGCAATACATTGGAAACTGTCGCATTGAATGTTACGCGTGTTCATTGGCGCCGCGTTGAATGCAATGCGGTAAACCGTTGCGGTGCCGTCGTCTGTCGGGTTACTCTTATACCAATTCAGCGTCCACATATCGACCGCGC